CCAACTTTTCGCACTACCCTGCACAACGTACTGCGTATCCAGAGAACCTGCGGTGCTGTGTTCTAGGGTATCTGCTTTGATTTTTCCTAGTGCCATTATGCGAGGTCTCCTACTAACAAATAACCAACAGGGTCACGGTCTGTCGCACTAGAGTCAAAAACTTTGTATTGTACTGTTGCCGATGTTGTGCCAGTCCAATCTGTGCCGTTGGTGTTTTGCGAATTAATATACTGCCCCTCGATAACATAGTATGTATCAGCGGATGACATATTGTTAGTTCTAGCTACAGAATAGTCACCAGTACCATTGTCTGTTAAACTTCCGCAATTTAGCGAGTCATCAATGGCGGCAGTTCCAGTTCCATCAATTCTAACCCAAGCCTTTGCCAACCCCTGCTGCAACTGCATAGTCGCCGCACCACCTTCAGAGGTCACTGTGATGTCACCAGCGGTTGTCTTGCCTGTGAGGGTGTCTACTTTTATCTCACTCATGCTAGGTCTCCCAAAAGACTTGACCCTACTTCAGTATCAATAAAAGTGGTACCGTCAGTCCCTGATGTAATATCTAATTCATAAGCATTAGTCGCAGTCATAGACGTTCCACCGCCTGTCCCTTTAATTCTTGAAGTTCTGTAAGTGGCAATGTGCAAGACACTAAAAGTTGTACTCATAGAATTTGTCAAAAATGGTTTATAATCCCCTGTTCCTACATCTGTGACAGAACTTGTATTGAAACTATTTTCAATTGCATTTGATGTATTGCCATCAAACCAGACAAAGTGTTTAGCCGCCTGTTGCTTAGTCAGCGTAGCCGCACCGCCGCCTGTACTCTGAATGGTATCTGCTTTTAATGTACTCATAGCGTCACCAATGTCCCACCGCTTTCAACGGTTAATGTAACACCACTAGCCACCGTAAACGGACCAGTTACGTTGGCGTTTTCTGTAGCTAAGATGGTGATGTCAGATGTAAGGGATTGTGCATTAGTACGGAACAAGCCGCCGCCTTTGAAGTTACCCTTGTTTTCGGCGGCAGGTGTAATTGTACCAGCTTGGGGTGCTAAGTAATTTACAAAGATATTACCTGTACCAGCAGAAGGAGCAGCAGTGAATGTAAGTGTAGTGCCATCAGGAATAGTGTATGCGGCAGTGTCCTGTACGACACCATCAACTGACACCAGTACGTCTTGCACAGAAGATACTGTGGTAGTCAGTGTAAATGTAGTATCGGACCCATCACCATTAAAGCGCTGTACAGCAGGGGTACTTTCAAAAATCGTAGCAGGATTATTCCCATAATACGGCATCAGGTGATCTCCATTATACTCGCTACTGTATCCAAACTATTTGCAGTGTCTGATTGCAGGATCAAGCTGTGACTTGTTTCCATAACGATTTTGTTACCACCCATATACTCAAAACTAGACGCGGCAGGGATAGGTATATCTTTTGCAAGAAATACAACCTGTCCAGCATTGAGTTTTATATCCACAGTAATTTGGCTAGAAGACGTATTCGACAAAGTCAAACCGATAACAACAGTAGTAGTGCTACTAGGTACAGTGTACACCGTCATATCACTATTAGCTGTAGTATTAGACCCATTAAATACTTTGTTTTTAAAGGTGTTAGCCATTGCTACCCCCTATCAAACATCTTCTAAGAGAGCGGCTACAATACAAGTAACAGTTCCTGTAGAAGATATTGCATGAACATCAGCTACCGTGGCATTAGGCAATCTAGCAAAAAATGTTTCAGAAGGACCTACTGTAACTCCATCACCAGAAGAGCTAGAAACAGTACCCGCGTCAAACACCATATAAATACTTGCTGTAGTGCTTTGATTTTGAACAAACAAGAACTTTATCTTATCGCCTGTCGCTACAGCAGTAGGGGCTGTATCATCATCTACGGCTGTATAATCAAGAAAATAACCCGCTATCAAATCGGTACTGGCATTAGAAACACTGGTCAATTTGTAGTACCATTTATCGTCAGTATCTGCTGGAGTTACCGTTAAACTCCCTGATAAAGTTGTTGCTATCTCATCAGGCAACATTGTTGCTGAAATAGATACATTTGCTGAATCTGCCATTATTAACTCCTATCCTAAAGCTATGGCTAAAGCGGTTGCCGTGCCAGCTACTCCAGCACTACTTCCTAAATTAAAAGTAGAGGCAACACTTGTAACTGCTCCCCCTGACCCAGCACCGTCACAAAAAACAATGTCTGATGTCCCATTTGGTATTGATACTGTTGCACCCGACCCTTGTTGGATAGTAGCACTTCTACCACCACTTAAAGAGTTTTGAATGATAAAAAACTTACTAGATGTATTTGGCGCAATAGTTACGACGTTTGTGCCGCCTAAATCAGAACCGCTATCTTTAAGATTAATAACAGAAAACATTCCTGTTTGAACATTACTTGCCCCAGAAGTAGGAGAAGCGGCTCGTATCGTTAAATCTGTAGTTAAATCCGAAGCAGTTAAATCAGAAGCACCTGTTATTCGGTCAAAAATATCAAAATTAAAATTGGTTACATCACCCCAAGTACCGGAGAGTTCACCAGAAGCTGGTTTTTCTATACCTATGTTTGTACTGAATGAACTAGCCATTTACTGCCCCTATGCCGCTATCTCTAACCAATTTGGAGTTTGAGAAGGAGTTTCCTCCGACCAAGCAGTTGTCGTTACCGTAACCGTTGTCCAATTTGGGTTCTGGTTAGGAACGATAGCTGAGTATATTTGAACTATACCAACATTTCCTGTTCCTGCAACCCCTGAAACATCAACTTCTATAGAAGGCACAGCATTTACTGAGCCAACCGCGCCTGTAGACGCTACTCCTGTAACAGCAAAAGAAGATGTACCTGTAACTGTTAAAGAACCAACCGCGCTTGTCGCCGCTACCCCTGTGGCGAGCACCAAAGCTGAAGCGGTGACTGCTTCTTCACCAAGGCTTGTCGTAGCTACCGCGCCAACACCAACGACATTTGCAGAACAATTTGTTGTTTCTTCACCGAGTGCGCTAGTGCCAACTACCCCTGTTGGCACGAGTAAAGATGTACCTGTAACAGCTACTGAGCCAACCGCGCTTGTTGCCGCTACCCCTGTTGGAGTGACTAAGGCAGAACCGATGACTGTTTCAGAGCCTAAAGCAGAAGTAGCGGCAACGCCTGTTACCGTTATTAATGCAGATGCTACAACAGATTCAGAGCCTAAAGCTGTAGTGCCAGCTACCCCTGTGACAACGACGGGTATTGCTTGGTTCCAAGCCCCTTGATTCCAAGTTCCTCTGCCCCAACCCGTGATATTAGCCACAATACTACTCCATTACGCTATACGGATAATGGCATTACTCGCATCTGCTGTGGGGAACTGAATGGTAAAAGTCCCAGAAGTAGAGGTTTTGTTAGAGGTAAAATCTAACACTGCTACAGCTTTATCACCATTTGTATCATTATAAATTAAAGCACCCATTGCCGTAATAGTGGCAGTAGTAAAACTCAAATCAGCAAAATCAGTAATCGCCGTAGTACCCGTCGCTGTAGGAGCTACTTTTGTAAGAGTTCCCCCACCTGTGGCATATGAGCCACTTGAAGCGACTTCTCCTGTAGTGGTAAAAGCTGTTGTCGTCGCGCCTAATGTAGCTGTGGTGCTTGATTTACCCCCACTACCTTCTGCATACAATGCCAGTTTAAAAGTATTACCACTTGTCGCAAAATTATGCGTACCTGTCAAAAGCTCTGTTTTGAATGAAGTACACATTGCCTGTGCAATAGCCATTAGAGTCTCCCTATAGCTTTAGCTAGTTCCAATTGACCAGCTTCACGAACCTTGGCGCAAATACTAGCACGTTCTTCTTTCCTCGCCAACTCTATATAATATTGTGCTAGATACCTAACTCTATCTTTAAATGCTTCAGCTTGTAAACGAATAGGTTCTGGAGCATCACTAGAAACATAAAGTAGCTTATTAGCTAACATATCAGCGATTTGGTCATTAGATAAACCACCTTCATCCGAGGTGATTATATTAACTGCGCCTATGGTAGAAATTGATTCAAACATTATCATGCCTCCCAAAAATAACAGGGTCACTTTCTATAGGCTCCGGAGGCGCAAACTCAGATTGTTTAGCTATCAAAAGGCCACCTTCTTGCACTGTTTGTACTAAAGGGTCATCAAGTCTATGATAGCCGTACAATTTTTCGTTGTCTGGAACATTAGTATCTAGCAAACCAGATTTACTAGCTATTTCTATTTTTATACCTTTTGATACAGCAATAGCACACCAAAACTCAACACATGCCCTGCCCGATTCAGCCATATTTACATTTTTGTAAGTAAAGTCAATACCGTATAGACATATCGTTTTAACTTTTGACCAAATTGCATAAGCAACTGCATACGCTACAGTATTGTTGAAATAACAAAATTTTAATTCTGTTGCTACTTCTTTTAAAGGATACAGCTCTAACTGTTTAACTCGTTTATCTAACTGGCAAGTTATAATAGGTTTTTTATTTTCTTTTAAAAATTTCCTAGCTATGCCTGTTTGGGTTCCCGCATTTTCAGTATCTAAAAATCTAGAAACAGGATCCATCATAAACGTCTTATCAACGTGTATGATCCCACCTATACAATTTATACCCCATATTTCGTCAAATTCTTGAGACGCTATTCTAGCAGAAACAAAATCTGAAAAGCTTCCACCAAGACCAACTATAGCTATTTTCATGTTCTTGCCCGACTAGGTAATCCTTGTCTATACGCATCAGCATTTTCACGAGCTTCTGCTAAATCTTTAACCCTGCCTAATGATTCTATAAAACGACCATTATACAGATCCATCATATCTTTCTCACCTTTCATAAAGGTGTACGCTTCTACTAAACAGCCATACAGCATAGTGTTGGGCGCATTTTCACTTAAATAAGTAAGAGTAGTATCAGCACTGGTAGAAACCACTGTCCCTGTCGCGCCACTTGTACTACCAGTCACTGTTTCACCCACAGTAAAATCAGTACTTGGTATAATAATATCTAAAACAGTCACGCTAGTTATAGAAGATATAGTAGTTGTTGCCCCACTCGTGCCACCTGTGATTGTTTCATTAGCTTGGAAAGTACCACTCACACTGCTTACTGTCAACTCAAACTTACTTCCGGTAAGGCTAGTTGGTCTGTAGTAATAATGAAGTTCTGAACTAAACGCGGCATTCGGGGTGGGGGCTAAAATAAAATTTTGGTAATCATAAACTGCGTAATATTTAGGAACACCAGTGACAGAAGAATCAGGGTATGATTCCTGCAAATAATTTACATCTTTTTGTAACAAAAATTGTTTAGTGGAATTGTTTGTAATGCTGACACTAAAAGCCGCTAAAAAATCTGTCGGCATACCTAAAAATTGATTGCCAGAAGATAATGCACCTGTAGCGTTTTTGCGGAATACTTCTAAATCTACTGTCGTAAAAATACGTTGTTCTGTGGCTTTTACAAAATCAGATAAATGAGACACAAAAGAAACTTCTGTGTTTTCCGTGTAATCTTTGATAGCGGTTTTCAACTGTGTGTATGTAAAACTCATGATATAACCACCGTAACTGTGCCGACACTTCCTGTTGCTTCGAAAGTAGTTAACTCTGCCCCTATGATGCCCAAACCAGCATTAGTGTAAACTATAAATCTGTTCTTGTCTTCTTTTACATCTGTTCTAGGTTGAAACAATGCCTCTGCATCTGATCCGGTTCGCGTAGGCTCAAGCTGAGGTGCTTTAGGCTCAAAACACTCTGAGCAAACTTTAAAATTGTTCCATTCCTCTTTTAAAGAAAGATAGGAATATCTAAACCCACACCTATCACAAATTGCTTGAGAATATTTTCCTAAAGCATACGACATCAACTAAATCCATAATAATCTCGACGAGGAACCAAAGAAAGATTAGCTCTATCTACATCTTCATACGCAGCACGACTGAACTCTTCTTCATAAACTGCTTTAAGAATTTGTATACGATCAGGAGCTTTTTTCATAGCTAAGTAATATGCTAACCCTGCTGCTAAACAAGGATAAAATCTAAACGGCACCTCTAAAGTATTAATAGAAGAATCAGCATCTTCAATACGAGTTAATCTATCGTAGACTAGAGTATAAGAGGTATTCGGGGTAGGCCAAACTTTAATAGTGGGGGCTATTTGTCTATCAACATACCATTGACTAGGCTGAGCTTCAGTATTTTTGCTAGGGATGTTTATGAAAGCATCTCTACTTATCCTAGTTATTTGGGTATCAGACTGTGAGGAACCTGTACCTGTTCTTATAACAGCACTCAAAATATCAATAGTATCGGTAGGCAATGAATAAGTAGCTGTACCCGAAGTTAACGATAGAGTACTTTGTTCTATAGTCCACCTATTCAACCCTCTGTTTGCCCAATCAGCAAACATTAGATTCAAAGAGCGGGTAGCTGTTCTCACATCATACCCTGTCCGAACTTCTAAGCCACACCGCTCAAAAGCCTCTTCAATGTAATCATTTACATCAAGCTCAAAATCAGTTGACCCAGAGGTAGCCATTAGCTATACGGACCTTTAATAATCTTAGGGTCGCCCATCTTTTTTACTTTATTCACAGCACCACCTTTAGACATTTTCATGACTTTATTGACAGCACCGCCTTTAGCCATTTTTTTCATTTTATTAACTGCCCCGCCTTTAGCGTACATCTTCTTTTTCATCTTCGCCATCTTCATTTTCCTCTTCTGCGTAGAGATTATCAAAGATCTGATTGACATCCATTGTATAGTCTAAATCAGACTTTGAATAGTGAATGTGTTGTGAGGGTTTAAATTGAGGAGCTCCTTCCCCTGTAACATACCATGCTGGGTGTGTTACTCTCACACGATTATTAGGCAAAGCCACAATATTGCCTGTCCATTCACCCGCATCTAATAACTCTAACACATGGCTTTGTTTGTGTTGAGCTGGATCATCTGCTACTTCACTATCTGTATAGTCAACAGTAAAATAGTATTTTGCAGGGTAAAACTCACCATCGATTTTTGCAATCCAAGGGCAGGGTTTTGCTCTGTTCAGACTATACACGGCATGAGTATGCGACATACAATCCCAAGGTTGTGCTTGGTATACATCCATAGGTCGAGGCCAACCCTCAAGTTGAGTATCACCGACCAAAGCTGTTATAGGCATTCTTGCCCACATAGCACCACCATGAACATTTTCTTCGTCGGTTTCATCACTCTCACAACCTGTGAATATAACTTGAAAACTCAAACATCTGTTTGGCATAGTTGTAACAGCTATTACCATTGCATGAAGAAACTCTCCATGGAAATTTTCGTGGTTGCAAGTATACTCCCGCCTTACCCAACATTTAAAGTAGGGGACGTTACTTGTTAAATAGTTCATTTTTTCTTTTCGTTTTAGCCGCAGTAATTATATCTGCACGAGTTATCTTGCCACGAGGAGGTGCAAAAGCCGCTAACTTTTTTTGCTTTGCAGATAATTTTTTTGCCATGACTATTTCTTTTTACCCCCAAACATTTTACGGAACTTTTTTGTATGCACAGATTCTTTCGTTTTCCTTCTAGCTCCTGACTTATTAGTATCACTTGGGAAAACATAAGCTGAAGGATCCTTTGCTGGTTTACGAGCATTACGTTGTATTTCTTTACGACGTTTTTTCTTATCTTCTGGGCTTAACCCTGCGAGATACT